TGGAAAATTTCAGCGACTACAAATACGTCGCCGGAAAGTTGGCGGGGCTTCGCTCTGTCAAGGACCTGATGGCCGAGGCTTCGGCTATCTGTGATGGCAAACCGCGCGAAAACTAAGGGGTGAGCGCATGACTAACCTGATAATGGATCACGAAGGCGATCCAAAGCAAAAGCTTATCGATGCCCTTGGCGACTTGTCGGAAATTGAGTTGTTCAACAACAAAATTCTTGTCGCCGTTTACATCAGGCCGGAGAAAACAAAGAGCGGCCTGTATCTCAGCGACAAATATCGCGATGAAGATCGGTTCCAGGGGAAGGTTGGCCTGCTTGTTGGCGCCGGCCCGGATGCCTTTGCCGACGAAAATGGCGCGTGGTTTCGCGGAACCAGCTTCAATCTTCATGACTGGCTTGTTTTCAGGCCATCTGACGGTTGGAGCATCACAGTAAATGGCGTTTTGTGCCGCGTTTTGTCGGACACAAACGTTCAGATGCGCATTCAGTCTCCCGACGCAGCGTGGTAATGGAGAAAAGTAATGTCTGAAGATCATGATCACGTCGATGTTGTTATTGAAGAGACAAAGGAAGAGAAAAAAGAAGAAACGCAAGTAGAAATCGTCGACGAAACGCCAGAAACGGCGGCAAAATCGGAAAAGCCTCCGGTAATTGAGCCCCAGGAAGGCATTCAGGAGCTTAAAAGGCGCCTTGAGGCCGAGCAAAAGGCTCGTCAGGAGGCTGAACACCGCGCCAGATTGGCTGCGCAGCATGCCGAGCAGGCCCAAGGGCATGTTGAGGACGCCAACTACCAGCTTGTCGTCAACGCAATCGGCACACTGAAGGAACGGTCAGACACCCTCAAGGCCGCCTACAAAGAGGCAATGAGCGTTGGCGATTATGACAAGCTGGCGGACATCCAGGAGGCTATTTCCGTCAATGCGTCGCAGCTCTCAGAGCTTAATCGCGGCGCAAGAGCAATGAAAGAGGCGATGGATGAGGCGGTGGAGAGGGCAAAACGCCAGCCTGTTGAGCCTATGCCCCGCACGGCCGATCCGATTGAGGATATGGCTTCGCGTGTTTCTGAGCGGTCGGCTTCGTGGTTGCGTGCAAATAGGGAAAATCTTCAGGACGCGCAGAAAATTGGCCGGATGTTTCGCGCGCATCAGGATGCCGTTGAAGACGGCATTGTGGCGGATAGCCCTGAATACTTCGCCTACATTGAAAACCGGCTTGGCATAAGAAAGCAGGCGGCTGAAGACAACGCAATGTCGGAGGCCGCCGCGCCGGTCGCCCCTCGGCGCGCCCCCCAGCCCCCTCCGGCCCCAGTGTCTCGCGGCACGTCGCGTCCTAATGTGATCAGGCTGACAAAGGATCAGGCTGAGCACGCGAAGATGTTTGGCATGACGGAGAAGGAGTATGCGCTTGAACTGACGCGCCTGCGTGAAGAAGGCAAGGTCGCACATTAACGGAGACAAATATGAATACGCCTGCAGTGACAAAAAAAGGAATGTTCGCCAAAGCCGCCGCGTCAATTGACGAGGCTCCGCCAATGAGGCCGCAGATGAGAGATGAAGACCCTCGGGCGAGAGCCGCGAAGCGCGCAGCAGAACTTCGCGGCCACCTTGAGGAGGACCTGGCCGGCTCGGTTGATGAATTTTATGTCGACCCGGAGATGGTGCAGGATGGGTGGACGTATGAGTGGAAGCGGCACACAGTCATGGGGGCCGAGGATCCTTCCTACCAAATCCATCTTGCGCGCATGGGGTGGACGCCTGTGCCTACATCGCGACACCCCGGCATGATGCCTTACAACACGACAGAGACGATCATTATGCGCAAGGGCATGATCCTGATGGAGTGCCCGACCGAAATTGTCGAGGAGCGTCGGGCGTTTGATATAAAAAAGGCCCGGGATCAGGTGCGGGCGAAAGAGGAGCAGCTTGCGGGCACTCCGGACGGGACGATGACCCGCGATCACCGGGAAACGCGGCCAAAGATCAAAAAGTCTTACGAGCCCATGCCCATCCCGGAGTAGTGTCATGCATCACACAACCTTTCAGTATCTTGAGCCATCTGATCGGCAAAAGGGCCGGATGCAGGAAATCCGGGATGCGGCCCAGACCTACATGGAAAGGGTCATGGACCTTGTGCCTCCGGGCGACGATAAGGAGCATGTCATCCGCCTGATCCGAGGCTCCGCAATGTGGGCGAACGTCGCCATAACACGCTACGCGGACGGCACGCCAAGAGAGTGACTTCTCAAAAAAGGGGCGGCTTCTGGCCGCCTCTTTACTTTTCATCATTGTTTATAGATAATGCCCCCAGGCTGCAAGACGGCTCGGGCCTCCCCGGCGTGAGGCATTAGCACTTCCTGGTTCTACAATCGCCCCGGCGCGCGATGAAGGAGCCTCCTGTAAAAAGGAGAACCTGTCATGGCGAACACAGCCGCCTACAACGGTTTCCAGCAGTATAGCGGCACCGGCTCTGCACCAACCTATGAGCAGGTAGCCGTTCAGATCGCTTACAATGCAAGCGCGATTTATTACGGCGATCCCGTAAATCCGGATGGCAATGGCTATGTCGTAGTCGGCGTCACCTCCTCGGGGTCGGGCAACACTCAGGTTGCCGGCATTTTTGTTGGGTGCAAGTATCTCTCAATCGCGCAGAAGCGTGTCGTCTGGTCAAACTATTGGCCGGGATCCGACGTGGCTTCGACACAGACGGTTGAGGGCTATATCATCAATGACCCCAATGCAAAGTTCGTTGCTCAGTTCGGCAACGTGTCCGTCGATCAGACATACGTTAACGCCAATGTCGGGTTTAACATTGGGTCTGGCACGGCGGCCAACGGTCTTTCCGGCGCGTATCTTGCGACCGTTGGGACAGACAATAGCTTGCCGTTTCGTGTTGTCGCCCTTGTAACTGATCCGCCTGGTCAAAACGGAACAGAAAGCGGCGCCTATCAAAAGGCAATTGTCGCCTTCAACAACGTAAGCACCAAGCAGCTTACTGGCGTTTAAAAAGGAGTAAGGACCAATGGCTGTTAATCTTTCCGCCATCAAAGACCTTCTCCTCCCCGGCCTGCGGGGAATTGAAGGCAAGTATGAGCAGATCCCGTCGCAATACGACAAGATCTTCACGAAGCACAACTCTAAAATGGCGCTTGAGCGCACTGCAGAGATGCGCTTCCTGGGGCTTGCCCAGCTAAAGACGGAAGGTGGTCAGACGGCGTTCGATAATGGCGCCGGCGAGCGTTATGTGTATAACCAGGAGCACGTTGAAATCGGCCTTGGTTACGCCATTACGCGCAAGGCCATCGACGACAATCTGTATAAGTCACAGTTCATGCCGTCGAACCTTGGCCTGATTGAAAGCTTTCATCAGACGAAGGAAATCTACGGCGCGAATGTCCTCAACACGGCTCAGACCTACTCTGCGTCCGTTGGCGGCGACGGCAAGGCTCTTTGCGCCACCGATCACCCGATTGATGGAAGCACCGTCTCAAACAAGACGACGGTCGACCTGAACGAGGCGACGCTTCTTAATGCGATGATCTCAATCAGGACGAATTTCAAGGACCAGGCTGGTCTGAAGATTTTCGCCCGCGGTCGTCGTCTGGTTGTGCCGCCGGCTCTTGAGCCGACTGCAATCCGCCTGACGAAGACTGAGTTGCGCCCCGGCACGGCGGACAATGATGTGAATGCGATCATGATGACTGCCGGCGGATTGCCGGAGGGTTACATGTCCAATGACTTCTTGACCTCCTCGACGGCGTGGTTCCTGCTGACCAACATCGACGGCCTCTCCTACATGGAGCGTATTCCGTTCGAGACTGATATGCAGATCGACTTCGTTACAGACAACTTGCTGGTCAAGGCTTACGAGCGCTACTCGTTCTCGTATTACAACTGGCGTTCAATCTACGGATCGTTCCCGTCGTAATAAATGCAGAGCGGGGCCATAAATGGTCCCGCTTTGTCTTGGTGCTTGAATTGCGTCGACCGGCCAAGCGGACGCTGCACAGACGACGC